CATGACCTGCCGGTCGCCGACCAGGTAGAACCCCAGGTCGACGAAGTTGAGGCACTTGGCGGCGGCGATGCCGGGGACCTTCTCGGTGAAGATCACCGGACGGCCGAGCAGCGACAGCGTCGGGGCCTGGATGCCCTGCATCCCGGTCAGCCACAGCGGGATGGTCGCGCCGGAGATCGTCATCTGCGCCAGCGCGGGGAAGGTGTCGATGGAGGCGATCCACACCGCGCGATTGAGCGAGCTGGGGAGCATCCGGGCGTACATCCCGACGACGTCGGCCCAGGCGATCGCGCTGCCGGCCGCACGGTCGAACGTCACCAGCGCGGAGCCGTTGAGGAAGCCGAGCGGCATCCCGACGCCGGAGCCGTTGATGAAGGCGTCGTCCTCGTAGAAGCCGAGCGCCTCGGGGAAGATCTCGTCGATGAACGCCTGGAACGAGGTGATCGAGTCGGCGATCAGCTCGTTTGGGACCTCGGTGTAGGCGGTCAGCTTCTTGGCGTCCAGCACGACCCGGCCGAAGGAGGCCTGGCTGGCGTTGAGCGCCGCGCCTTCCTCGGTCCAGTAGCCGACGATCCCGCCGAACACGCTGGACACGTTGGAGGTGGCGTCGATCGCGGGGAACGGCACCCGCAGCGTCTCCATCGGGATGACCCGCGCGCGTGGCCGCACGATCGAGGTCTCCAGCGAGACCCGCAGCAGCTCCGAGCGGAGCTGCTCGGGGATCAGGAACCCACCCTCGCTCGGCACGGTCGAGGAGAACGCGTTGCGGACCCGGCCGAGCTTGGCCTGCGCGCTGGCGTCCCGCTGCCGGTTGTGCCAGATCAGCGAGAAGAAGTCCGAGCTGTTGCCGAACTCCTTGTCGATCGCGGCGCCCATCGCGCGGGGGTTGTACAGCCCGCCACGCCGGTCCGCGCGGGCGACCACGTCGGTGGGGTTGACGTTGAGGTTGACCGGGACGACGCCCTCGCCTTCCTTCTGCTCCCGCAGCCAGTCGGCCAGCACCCGCTGGGTCTCCTCGCGGACCTGGGTGGCGATCTCCTGGTCCTTGTCGAGCACGGTCTTCGCGTAGGCCCGCACGAAGTCGGCGAAGCCGCCCTTCTGGGCGAACACCGCCTTCATCTTGTCCTTGTCGAGCAGCATCTCCTCCAGCGCGGCCGGGGAGTCGGGGATCGTGATCCGGTCGGGCTCGGTGGCAGATGCGGTCACTGGAGAACCTCCCATAGGACTTTGCCGAAGGTGTCGAGATCGACGTGATCGGGCGCGGCTGCAGCGATGCGTGGCTGGACGGCGGGGGGAGCTGGAGCGTTCTCGGCGCGTTCGGTGATGGCAGTCCTCACCACGTCCGGGTCCAGCTCGAACGGCACCACCGCGTCACGGAGCCCATCCCGCATCTGCCCCAGCAGTCCAGGGTCGAAGTCGAGCTCGACCTCGGTCGGGGCGGGCGGGTCACCGGGGACGGGCACCGCCGGCTGGTGAGCCGCCGGGCGCAGCTTCGACGGGATGGGTGGCGTGGGTGCCTGCCGCCGGCCGGCGTAGGTGAACACCGACAGGTCCCAGCGGTCCTCCGGCCGCTCGCCCTGATCGCCGTCGCCGTCGCCGCCCTGGTCGCCGGCCTTGCGGCTGCTTACCTCGTCGGCCAGGCCGGCCTGCACGGCCTCGTCAGCGTCGTACCAGGACTCCTCGACCATCGCCGCCCGCCAGAACTCCAGCGGCCCGCCGGCCCGCTCGGCGTAGACGGAGGCGATCACGTCGGAGATCTTGTCGAGCCGGGCGGCCATGTCCCGCATGTCGGCGGCGTTGCCGATCGCCAGCCCCCAGGCGTCGTGGATCATCAGCATGGCGGCGCGGCCCATCACGATCCGCTCGCCGGCCATGGCGATGACCGACGCCGCTGACGCCGCCAGCCCGTCGATCAGCGTGGTCACCTGCGCCTTGTGATCGACCAGGGCCTGGTAGATCGCGTGGGCGTCGAACACGTCCCCGCCCGGGCTGTTGAGGTGCAGGTCGATCTGCGGGGCGGTGATCTCGCGGAGCTCGTCGACGAACGTCTGGGCGGTGATGCCCCACCAGGAGATCTCGTCGTAGATGTAGATCTCGGCGACCTCGCTGGCCTTGCCCGAGATGCGGTACCAGGACTGCCCCTGTCGGGCGACCGGGCGGGCCAGCCGCAACCGGCGGTCAGCCACCGACTTGCCCGCGCATCGGCCCTCCGGTATCGATCGGCCTCGCTTTGCTGCCGGCTACTATAGACCACGTCTATCGCTGTGGAGGTGCGGGCGGGTGCTCCGGGACGCTGACGAACTCCTCGCGCCAGCCGTCGCCGCCTCCTGTAGCGCCCTGCAGCTCACCGATGACCGCGACGCCGCGGTGGTGCGGCTGGCGCAGCGGTACGCCGCGCAGCTCGACCAGGCCGCCGAGCTCGCCGCCAAGGCCGACGCCATCGACCTCGACCCCGACGACCGGGATGGCCAGCGCCTGCTGGCCACGCTCGCCGCGCAGGTGCAGGCGCAGCAGGCGCTGGCCACGCTCGGGCCCAAGCTGCTGGCCGCCTTGCAGGCGCTTCAGGCCACCCCGGCGGCCCGGGCCAAGCGGAAGGGCGGAGGGGGTGACCGTGCCGGCCCGAACCGCCTCACGGAGCTCCGCGCGGCTCGTCGGTAGCGTCCGCCCGCGCCTGCTTACGCCACCGCTGCGGCCGCTCAACCGCAAGACCAGCCGCGGGTACGAGATGGTCGAATTCGCCGAGATGATCGGCGAGCCATTGCTCCCGTGGCAGAAGTTCCTGGCCAAGCATGCTCTGGAGCTGAATCCGGACGGCACCTATCGGTTCCGCACCGTGCTGGTCCTGGTGGGCCGGCAGAACGGGAAGAGCCAAAGCAAGCGCCTGGTCAGCTTGTGGCGGATGTACATGGACGGCGCCCGGACCCTGCTCGGCGTCGCCCAGGACGTCGCGCTCGCCCGCGAGCAGTGGAGCATCTGCCAGGAGACCATCCACGCCTGCCCCGACCTCGAAGCCGAGTGGGGCGGGGTCCGCAACGTCAACGGCGACGAACGGTTCTGGCTGCGCAGCGGCGCCCGCTACCTGATCAAGGCGGCCAACCGCCGCGCCGGCCGTGGCTACTCGATCGACGAAGTCACCATCGACGAGCTACGCACCCAAACCGACTGGTCGGCATGGTCGGCGATCTCAAAGACCACGATGGCCAAGCCGAACGCGCAGCTCTGGGCGATGTCCAACGCCGGCGACGACGAGTCGGTGGTCCTCAACCAGCTCCGCGACGCCGCCCTGTCCGGCCGCGACCCCTCGATCGGCCTGTTCGAGTGGTCGGCGCCCGACGGCTGCGAGCTGGACGACCCGCGCGCCTGGCAGCAGGCGAACCCTGGCCTCGGCTACGTCATCAGCGAGCAGGCGATCCGATCGGCGTTCGGCACCGACCCGCCGGAGGTGTTCCGCTGCCTCGACGTCAACACTCCGGTCCTGACAGCCTGTGGTACTATGTTAATAGGAAAGCTGCAGGTAGGAGACGCCGTGAAGGGGACTTCAGGCGAGTGGGTCGGCGTCGCGGGGACATCGGAGACGCATGTTGGACGCGACTGCTACAGGGTCACGCTGAACGACGGCAGGTCCATCGTGTGCGATGCCGACCACCTGTGGACCGTGCGTGATCGTCGCCGGCCAAGGCCAGGGTTCGAGACGCTGACCACTGCGGACTTGATCTCGCGCGGCATCACCTACCACAACCCCGGCATGAACTACGACGTGCGCAACTTCTCGCTACCGCCCGTCGCTCCCCTGGACGGCCCCGACGCCGAGCTGCCGGTGCACCCGTACCTGCTCGGACTGTGGCTCGGCGACGGGGCGCGCCGCAGCGCGACGCTGTTCGTGGAGGCCCGAGATGCCGACCACATCGCGGCACGCATGGAAGCGGCTGGCGCAAAGATCACGACGCGCGCGAAAGACTCCGCGCACTGCGAGCGCTTCGGCTTCCAGGTAGGCCAGCCGGGTGCGTTCACGACGGCACTGCGGTCACTGGGGATCTATCCGCAGATGGCGTTTCGCGAGGCCGCTGCAGGCGACTTCCGCAAGTTCGTCCCCGACGTCTACCTGACCGGCTCGCTGGCGCAGCGGCTCGACCTGCTCCGGGGCCTCATGGACGCCGACGGGACCGTGACGGCTCGGGCCGGCCGGTGCTGCTTCGTCAACACCAACGCCGAGCTGATCGCAGGGGTTCGCCGGCTGGTGCGCTCTCTTGGCTGGAAGACCAGCGAACTTGAGGCCGGGCAGTATGGCCAATCGCACCACCTGCCGAGGCTATCGGTCGACTTCACGCCGCGCCCGGGCGAGCCCTGCCCCGTGACGCTCCCGCGCAAGGCCGAGCGCATCCGCGCCGCCCGCGGGCCACGCGACGTGCGGCCCGTCACCATAGCCTCTATCGAGCCCGTGCCGTCCGTCCCGGTGCGGTGCATCCAGGTTGATGCCGCCGATTCGCTGTTTCTAGCGGGCGACCTGGTACCCACGCACAACACCGAGGTCCTCTGCCAGCGCGTCGACCACCTCGACGCCGCCGTCGACGCGAGCGCGTGGAAGGCCTGCGCCGACGCCCAAGGCTCCCTCCGCGGCCAGAAGGACCGACTCGCCGCGTGCCTGGA